TAGGCACCACCACCAGGGATTGTGGCATGGTTTGTGATTTGGGCACACTTTGGCAGGTTTCTAGTGGTTGGCGTGGCCATTTTCGCAAGAATGCCAGAAGCAAAAAGTTGCTTGGCCATGGGGCAATGGTCTTTGATGCACGAAACATGGAAAGGCGTTTGATAGTTTGCATTCATGTGGTATTTTGCAACCAGGGTGCCATGGGTGCCAGGAAGGGGCAGCAATGAGTGAATGCCTTTGTGAGGATTGCACAGCTTACTGTGATGAAGCTGGCATCACTACTGATGAAGCTGAACGATTTGAAGCCATAGAAGAAGCAGCAAAGGTTGTGATTGATTGCAGTGCAGAAGTTGTGATGTGCAGAAGAATGGCGTTTATTGATTGTGCATGGCGTTTGCCAATCGCCATACTGCATCAAAATAGGGCCATTCTGCACCTTGCGTTGATGATTGGAAAGGGGCAGCAATGAAGCCAGAAGAAGCCAGGCAGTTGAAGGTTGATATGGGCTTTGTGATTGATGAAATGAAGCAACGTGGCCTTGATAGGGTTGATGGTATCAATGCACTTGGTGATAGAAGCAAGGTTCACTGCAGATATCTGATTGGCCAGGTGCTTCACAATCTGAAGCAGATGCTTTAACAGGAAGTTGATAGGATCACAGATGCCTAGTTCCTTTGTGGTTGATAGCCAACAGGCAGTGGCTGATTTCTTTGGCGTGGCAAGGCCCACTGCCAAGGATTGGTTCAGCAATGGGGCACCACGTACAAAGAAGGGCAGAAGGTATCAGTATGATTTGCAGGCAATCACAAGATGGCGAATAGAACAGCTTCAGAACAGGGGCAATGCAGGTGAATGGCGTGGTGTTTCTGAAGAATATCAAGCCAAGATGAAACAGCTTGAATTTGAAAGACGTTCAGGCCAGTTGATGGAAACAGGGCAGATAGTTTCAGACTTGCGTGAACTGTATGTTGAAACCAGAACACAGCTTCTTGCAGGCAGATCTGAATTCCCTTCTGAATATCAAGATCTGTATGAAGATACAGTAAGGGCAGCCCTGGCAAGTATCGTTGCAGACATGAAGGAAAGGCTAGGTGAAGAAGATGAAAAGAACATTCATTGAAGCGTGCCCACTGTGTGATGATTTGCTGCAATGCGTTGTGATTGTTGGCAACCTTGGTTCACTTGATGCACATTTCAACCCTGTGATTGAAACTGAACTTCAATGGGGAACTGGAAATCCTGAACCACCACCAACAGCTATCAAACGTGAATTCACACCCACATGCCCACATTGCAGCCAGAGTCTTGATGCTGCAGTTGTTATCACACACCTATACCCTGAAGATGTAGATGAAATTGAAGTGAAGCTTCAGATTGATGCTGCAGATGATGGCACCACACTGAATTGCAGCACCTGCAGTAAACAGCCTGAACAGTTATATGGTTCTAAGTGCAAGGAATGCTTCACAAATCAGTGGGATGCAATGCAGGCATAACTATGGGTTTCAGTAGAACACCACTATGGGCAAAGATCTATGATGCCCTTCAGCCACCTGAAAAGATCAGTGTTTCAGAGTGGGCAACCAAGCATAGGCAGCTTGATAGAAAGTGGTCTAGATATCCTGGCCCATGGCAATCATCAAGGGCACCATATCTTGATGGTGTAATGGATGCCTTCAGTTCACCTTCTGTAAGGCGAATCAGCATATGCAAGCCAACACAGATGGGTGGCACAGAAGCCATGATGAACATGCTTGGCTATGCAATCACCACAGACCCTGGTACAGCCATGTGGGTGCATAGCACAGGCATTGAACAGAAGAGAACACTGCAACGCCTGAAAAGTCTTACCAGTGCAACACCACTAATCAGACAAGCACGTGATGAAGATGAACGATATGATCAAAGCCTTTTGGCTTGCCAGTTTCGTGATATGTCTGTTTGGTTGGCAACATCACGTTCACCTTCTTCATTGGCTTCTGTTCCTTGCAGGTACGTCTTCAAGGATGAAATAGACAAATACAAACGCTGGACTGGTGAAGAAGCAGACCCTTGTGAATTGGCTGATAGGCGTGCTGATAGCTATGCAGGAATAGAAAAGCTGATAGGGTGCAGCACACCCACTGTTGAAGATGGGTATATATGGCAACTGATAGAAGACTCTCACAGGGTTGCCTACTTTGTGCCATGCCCTTACTGTGGCACTTATCAACAGCTAGTGTTCGGAACGCCTGATGTGAACTATGGCGTGAAGTGGAATGGTGGCAAGAATGCAGACCCTGATGAATTGGTTGCAACTTCAGGTGCCAAGTATATGTGCATTGGCTGTGGTGGCATGTGGGATGATTTCACCAGGCGTGCTGCAGTAAAAGAAGGCATCTGGTGTGATGCTGATGATGGGCCTTCCAAAGATCCAACACCAGACCCTATCACAGCACCACACATGGGCTTTCAATGGAACAGGCTATGCAGCACAACCCATCACAAGATGGCTGATTTTGTGGCCATGTTCCTGAAGGCACAGGGCTTTCCTGAGAAGCTTATGGGCTTCATGAACAACGTGCTTGCTGAACCTTTCAAGGAAGTGGCACGCATGGCTTCAGTTTCTGTGCTTTCAGGAAGGTGCCAGGGATACAACATTGGTGAAACGCCTGAAAAGGTTCAAATGATCACAGTGGGCTGTGATGTTCAGGAAGATGAATTGAGATATGCCATAAGGGGCTTTGGCCATCTTGAAGAAAGTTGGGCCATCACTTATGGCAGCCTTCCTTGTGAACGTGGTGCCAGGGATTGGAACCTTCTAAAGGCCACAGTGCTGCAGGATAGAACCACCAATGATGGAAGAATAATCATGCCAACACTGTGCCTGATTGATAGTGGGTATGTTCCTGAAGAAGTGTATGCCTTCTCACGTGAAAACCCTTGGGTTGTGCGTGCTACAAAGGGAACTGAAAATCAGGTTGCACCATTCAGGCAATCGGATTTGAAAAGGGTTGGTGGTGTGCTGTGGTTGTTCAAGCCATCAGTCTTCAAGGAATATGTCTATGCACGCTTGAAGCTTGAAGAAGATGAACCAGGTTGCTGGCACTTCCCTTTGGGATATGAAGATGATTACTTCAGGGAATTATGCAGCCACAGGAAAGAACGCAAAACGAACAAAGCCAATGGCAGCCAAACATGGCAATGGGTGAAGAAGACTGGTGTGCCTGATCATTATCTTGATTGTGAAGTTCTATGCTGCCTGGCAGCACGCATGGCAGGCGTTCAGGCCCTTGGCCCTGTGGCCCCACAGCCAGCCCAACAGCGTGCCAGGGCACAGCAACGAAAGAAGCCCCAATCATCATGGGTTGGTGTTGACACTTGGGAAGTGTAGGCTTCCCTGGCCCCTGCTTGCCCCACCTGGCCATTTTCTAGGCCAACACCCTATTTCCACACCTAGCACCACCAAAGTGCCTTAGAACGCCATTTTTGGCCTTCTATCTTGTGTCATTTGTGCCACAAACACAATATCTGGTGTTGACTATATGAAAATCACGTGCTATGCAGTGTATAAAGAATGATCATACAACCCATGGTGGTGTGAATGGCAACCTTGCAGGAAATGCTAACTGAAGTTGAAACAGCCATCAGCCAGCTTGTAACAGGTGCCAAAAGCTACACCATAGCAGGCAGAACAGTTACAAAGACGGATCTGAAAGAACTTAGGGCATGGCGTTCTGAATTGAAGCAGGAAATTGGGCAGGCTGAAGGTGGGGCAGCAAGAACCTATATGGGTTTCCCAACCATTTGAAAGGGATCACATGCCAGAAGATATGAAGCACAAGAAGCCTTGGATAGGGGCACGCCTGGCTGATGGGCTGATTGAAACCTTTAGGCCACATAGAGCCTTTCAAAGAAAGCTGGCCAGAAGGCTGAATCAGCTTGGCCCTGATTGGGTGCTTGGTGGTGATTACTATAGGGGTGCTGAAGCAGATAGAAGAACTGATGATTTCTTGACCGAAGATGTATCTGCAGATAAGGCCCTTGATGGGAACCTTGAAACCATGCGTGCAAGGGCACATGATTTGGTTAGGAACAACACTGATGCATCAAGTATTGTGAAGACCATTTGCAGCAATGTGGTTGGCACAGGCATCAAGCTTCAAAGCATGATTGATTGGGAACAGTTGGGCATCACTGAAGATATGGCTGAAGCCTTTCAAAACCAAGCTGAAAAGCAATTCACTTCATGGCTTCCCTATGCTGATGCAGGTGGCAGGCTTCACTTCTATGAAATGCAGGGCCAGGTGCAATCAGAAAAGGTGATATCTGGTGAAGCCCTTGCCATCAGGCAGATGGTTGAAAGAACAGATACACCATTCAAAACTTGTATTGAAATTATTGATGTAAACAGGCTTTGCACACCCATTGAATACATGAATAAAGGTAATGTTAGGTTTGGTGTAGAAATAGGCGAACATGGGCAAGCAACTGGTTATTACATCAAGGGTGCAAATGTTGCAGGTATCCCTGGTTCAGTGAAGCTGAAAGATTGCAGCTATGTGCCAAGGTTTAACAAGAAGACTGGCACTGAAGATGTGCTGCACCTATACGTTCAAGAAAGGCCAGGGCAAACACGTGGCATCACTGGTTTTGCCCAATCAATAGATCTTCAGCATCATATTGAACGCTATGTTGAAGCTGAAGTGATTGCAGCAAGGGGCAATGCCTGCAATGGCATCATGGTTGAAACTGCAGATCCTTTTGGGATGGCTGCAGGAAATACAGCACGCATTAACAACAATGATGAACGAATTGAAAACCTGAAGCCTGGTGGTGTGAACTATCTTTCACCTGGCCAGACTATGAAGGCATATGAATTCAATAGGCCAGGTGGCCAGTTTGAACCATTCTTGATGGTAATGCTTAGAAGGTTTTCTGCAGGCTTTGGCCTTTCCTATGAATTGATAGGCAAAGACTATTCAAAGGTTACTTACAGTTCAGCAAGGGCTGCGCTGCTTCAGGATTATAGGATCTTCAGGCAGTGGCAGTATTGGCTGTCTAGATCCTTCTGCCAAAAGGTATATCAATGGGTTCTTGAAGAAGCAGTGATGCTTGGTTTGTTGCCAATTGATGGTGGCACATACATGAAGAATAAGGGCATATGGTCTGGTGCCATTTGGCTTGCACCTGGTTGGGAATGGGTAGATCCATTGAAGGAAGCACAGGCATCAGTTGTGGCTGTGAAGAATGGCTTTTCTTCTGTTTCTGATGTGGTGCAGGCAAAAGGTGGTGATTGGGAACATACAGAACGCCAATTGAAGCGTGAAGTTGATAGGTTCAGCAATGATGGCCTGCCACACCCAATTGAACAGCAACAGCAAGGGGCACAGTGATGCCATACCCAAATGAACATGCAGCAAGGCTTCAAGATCCTTCAAAGTTTGTGCAGGATAGCTTCAGGCGGAAAGCTGGTGGCACCATCTTTGGAAGCATCAAAGTGCCATCAACCATCATTGTGATTTGGGCAAAGCTGAAGACTAGATCAAAGCCATCAGATTACCCTGTACCACAGGCTTTAAGATTTCCCACAAAGGATTGGAACATGCAACAGGTAAAGAAGTGGCTGGATGATAATGGCATTAAAACAATCAGCGTTGAAGCTGCAGCACCATCTTCTGAAACAAGTGCCTATGGTTCTGAAGCTTGGAAGTGTAGCCATCAGAAACTTGATGCATCAGCATTCATGCTTTCTGAAGAACAACCACAGCTTCAGGTGCTTCATTCAGATGAAGAAGGAAGGCCAAGAAGAATCAGGATAGTTGGCAACAGTGGGCAGGTTCATGGGCACCCAATGTGGGGCAAGATGGTTGTTGATTTCAGCACACTAAGCATTGGCAAGCAGAGAAAATCAATACTTAGAGAACACAACCCTGAATGGATTGCAGGAAGCACAGATAGGGCATACCTGCATGAAACTGATGGCTTGGTTCTTGAAGGTTTCCCAACTGATAAAACAGAAAAGGGAAGGGAAACCATGGGGCTTCTTTCTGAAGATCACCCATTTGAAGCTTCAGTGTTTGTACCTGCACAGAAGGTGTTCATGCTTTCTGCAGGGCAGAAAACATCAGTGAATGGCAGGGAAGTTGAAGGCCCACTTGCCATATTCCAAGGTGCTTCATTGCGTGAAGTTTCCTTGTGTGCAGTGGGTGCTGATGAACGTACCAGTGCAATGGCACTTTCACATATGAATGAAACTGTTGAAGTTCAAGTAATGTGCAGTGATGCTGCACTTGAAGAAAGGGAAGGTATGGAAAACTTGAACAAGGATGAACCGGAAAAGACCATTGAAGAAGTTGATACCACTGAAGGTGTTGGCACTGGTGATGAAGGTGAAGCAGGAGTTGAACCTGAAGAGAAGCCAGAAGATGAAGCCAAGCCAGAAGATGAAGCAACATCTGAAGATGGTTCTGAAGCTGAAGCTGAAAGGGCCAGGTGTTCTGCAATTCTTCAAAGGGCTGGTGCCCTGAATTGCTATGAACTTGCAGCCAAGCTGATTGATGATGGCGTTGATGAAAAGGAAGCCACAATCAAGCTGCAGGCTGCCAGGCTTGCTGCATTGGGAAACACACCAAACCTTGGTGCCAATGCAGACCCTGAACTTTCAGGTGAAGACCCTGAAGCATTGGGGCTTTCTGTTGAAGATGCTGCCAAGCTTTCTTGGGAACAAAACACAGAAATGCATGGCAAGTTCTTTGATGATTTCAAGGTATACCTGGCTTACAGAAAGCGTGAAGCTGAACTGAAGGCAAACGCCTAACAACCAACCTGGCTGGCCATGTGGCTTCAGCCAAACCACAAACAAGAAACATAGAAACAGAAAGGTGAAAGAAAATGGCTGCAACGCTGAACAATCCATTGAAGGAAAGTTTGGGCAGGTATTGTGATTACCTGGTGAAGGCTGGTGTGAAGTGCTTTCAGGGTGCCCTTGGTGGCATTGAAGCTGCAACAGGGTATATCAGGCCCCTGGTTGCTGGTGATGCACTGGCAGGTGTGTTTGTTGATGAATTTGATAACACAAGTGGTGCTGATGGTGCCATTACTGCCAAGGTTCTGAAGGGGAATGAAGGTTCATTCTGTAAGCAGGTGAACGTTGATAGCTTGGTGATTACAAGCATTGGTGAAGCAGTATATGCCAGTGATGATAACTCCCTATCAATGGTGAACGGTGGCAGTGATACAGAAGTTGGTAAGGTTGAAAATTACATCAGTGATGGTGTTGGCATTGTAAGATTTGCCACGCTGTAACAGAAACAGAAACACATCACAGCCAGTGAAAGGAATAGGTGAACAATGGGTGCTGCACTAGGTGTAACAGTAGAAGGCATCAAGGGCCAATTCAGAATGGTCTATGAAGAAGCGCTTGGTGGCATGTGGTGGCCAACCTTGGCAATGAAGTTTGCCAGTTCTAATGATCAGGAAATCTATAAATGGTTGGGCATGTCGCCTTCTATGCGAAAGTGGGTAGATGGAAGGCAGGCCAAGGGGCTTAGGGGCAGTGGTGTAACCATTGTAAATGAACCCTATGAAGCCACGCTTTCTATCTTCAAGGAAGAACTAAGGCGTGATAAGACTGGCCAAATCAGATTGCGGATTTCTGAAATGGCAAGGAAGGCTGCAGAACACCCACAGAAGTTGCTTTCTGCACTGATGGTGGCTGGCCTTACTGAAGAAGGCTATGATGGGCAGTTCTTCTTTGATACAGATCACAGTGAAG